CTTGCTCAAGCAAAGTACCAAGGTTAGTGTTGGTTGTATTTCCCCAAGTACCAGATTGATCCCCAGTTCCAATAAGGGCTAATTTAAGCGATGGCGAGTAAGTGGTTGTCATATTTAATCCTTATTGAGAGTCGTTTATAACAACCCAAGCAATTGTTTGTGAATCATTAATTTTAAACCATCCAGAAAATGTTGAAATATCTGTAATGTTGCTATTTTCTGAAATAGATGATTTAAATGCTGCAATTACTGATGGAACATCGACTGGATTAATATTTTCTGCCACCGTGCCAACAAAAGCAGCAATTACAGATTCTTTATCAGCAGCCGCAAATGTTTCACTAATTACGGAATACTGCGTTTTTAATCCAGTTGAAGATTCTGCGGCGGTAATATTTTCTGAAATAACGCTACTAAAGTTTGCAATTACAGAATCTATTTCAGATTCAGCGCTAATATTTTCATTAATATTTACTGTAAAAACAAAAATACTTGTTTCGGAGTCTGATTCGGTTGTAATTTGCTCATTTGCAATAACTGCATAAGTTTGTGCAGGTTGTGGGATTGAATCTGCAAAACTACTAATAGCCTCTGATATGTTTGCACCATAAGTAATTAAAAAACTTTCAGAGTCTGCAACTGTTACAATTGATTCTGATATAGCACTATTAAATGTTGCAATTACAGCATCAATATCTGTATCTGAAGTAATGGATTCACTAACACTTCCACCATAAATGTTAGATTGGAAAGCATTAAATGGGGCTTGAGCAAATACTGTTTGACCAAACATTATTTACCTTTTAGTGCGTCTACTTCCGCCTTTAGTTCTACGATTGCTTGGAATGCTAGTGAAACTAATTTTGAATAATCTACAGCTAAAGATCCATCTTTTCTAGTTCTTACAGCCAATGGAAATACCTCTTGAACATCTTGAGCTATAACACCAAAATCATGTTTTTTAATAAAGTAATCATCTTCTCCGCCTTTATCATTAATATAATTTTGCGTCCAATCAAAAGTTTTTCCACCAATACAACTAACTTTACCAAGAGCAGATTCAATTGGTTGAATATTTTCTTTGAATTTTTTATCTGATGAATAATATGCTGTTACGTTATTAGTTGCTCTAATTTCTCCAGAAGTTCCTGACGATGGAGTGCCAACACCTAAAGATGTAATATTAGCAGCAGTCGCAGTAAATGCCGTAATTGTTCCAAGAGTCGTAACGTTTGCAAGCGAGGTAAGAGAAGTATTACTAGATGCAGTAATGTTTGCTGCATTACCATTAATAGATCCAGAAATAATTGCTGTTACGGCAAGGGTTGCAAGAGTTCCTACAGAAGTTAAGCTAGAAGCTGTAACGTTAGATGCAAGAGTTGTTCCTGCTAAAGTGCTGGCTGGATATCCAGTAGTATTTGTTAAAACACCAGAGGCTGGAGTTCCAAGGGCTGGAGTTACTAAAGAAACGCTAGTTAGCGTAGTATTCCATGTAGGAGATCCAGATCCACCTGATACCAATACTTGACCAGAAGTTCCTGCCGCAGATAAAGCAATAGCTGTTCCGCTTGAATAAGCTACAGCTCCAGCAACCGCAGATAAGTTTGAGTTAGTTCCACCAGAAGATAATCCCAATGGATTTAATAAGCTAGTAACGCCAGACGAACTGATCGTCATAGCATCTACAGTTGTAGTTGTGCCATTAACTACAAAGTGAATTGCATTAGCACCCCATGAGCCAATTGCTATATCCCCATTGGTGGATTCAATAAAGGTCGTATTTGGTAATGAAAGACTATTAATTGGATAACCAGCGGCAGTAGCGTTATAGGTTGTACTGTTTACACCCATATCAATATATGCACCAGTAGTGCCGTAGGCATTGTTACCTACAGTATGTGATGCATATGCGGTATTTCCAGAATTGGTATTTTGAGTAAATGTATAAGCGTAAGTACCAGAATTTCCTACAAAAGTAGCAATATATCCAGTATCAGAAGCGCCTGTACTACCGCCCACATTTAAAGAACCAATGTTAGAACTAGCGCCATTATATGGAATAGCAACAAGATTACTAGCATCTTTATATATCGCTTTTTCAGATGGATAATCAACCCATACTGCTGCAGTGTTTCCAGCCAAATTAATAGCTGATCCAGAGTTACTTGATGATAGGATAGTATTACGAGCTAAAGTATTTCCTGATGATGTGTATGTGCCAATACCTACTTCCCACGCAAAGGATGTATTGTCATAAATGGTGTAATAACAAGTATTACCATTTCCAACGCCAGCAGAAAATGATTGATAACCATTAACCGCTCCAGCCAAAATGACTGAGCCTGTCCCTGTACTGGTCGTTGTTTCCTGTACTCTATCAGCTAATACTAAAGCCATAATTGGCTCCTAAATTAAGACGTTGCGGTAGTGGTGTAAGTAACTGCCAATGAGTCGCCACTGGATACTATTTTGCTTCCTGCTGTGAAAGTGCCAGCGCTATATAAAACACCAGTAGTAGAACCAACTGTTGCAGAAGCAGATGCGCCAGAGTTGATAAAGCAACCAAATACAGTACCACCACTTGTAAATGTAAATGTCAATGCAGAAGCGGCCTTGGATGTGATGTTGCTACCAGCAGCAGATCCATTGTTTGTAGCGGCTGTCCAGTTTGGAGATTGACGGCTACCAGAATATGCAGGAGCATTAGCACCACCAACTTCTTGCCAACCAGCGTGGGAACTAATGGTATCTGATGGAAAATAATTAGCAGTAGCTGATGCGCTTCCTACTAATCCAAGATAGTTAGCACCAGAAGAAGTTCCGCCGCTAGTACCAGTTGCGCCAAAATAATAATCAAAAAGAGCATTTTTGCCTACAGCAGTAACCAAGTTAGGCGCTCTATCTTCCCATTTAATGTTACCTTTTGCATCGTAGCATACTACATCGTAGTATCCTTCAAATCCAACAGAGTTGTCAGATGCAGCGTTACGCATTACCGCAGCAGTGCTGATATCTCCAAATTTTGCTTTTTCCATGTAAAACTCCTTAACTAATTGTCAATACTGCGGTAGTTGATGTTGCCGTTGGGAACGTAACGGTAAACGTATTTGAGCTGGTAATTGTGCTACCAAAATTCAAAATAAAACACGCCGCTCCAGTGGTGCTATTATAAACTAAGGCTCCATTTGCGGAAAGGCTTCCGGACCAAGTAACATTATTAAACGATATATAGGCCGTATTATTGGTCGTATCTTGGGTGGGTGGATTAGATATGGTTAGCGCCTGCCCACCAGCTGTATAACCTATCGCTGTAACCTCATTGGTTGAGGTATAGGCTGTGGTCGTATTGTCTAGGTTAGCATTACCATTGTAAAGCGCAATTTTGTAGGTATATGGAGAAGTAAGGGTAAAGTTCTCCAAACCAGACAAAATATTGGCTTTAAATAAGGTAGTTTGTCCTTGAACAATAGGCATTAGGTTTTAACCATAAGTTTAGTTTGACCATCACGGTAAGCATCGCCACGCTCAAGACCATCACCAAGGCGTTTGATTTCAGAAAGTGCTTCTTGAAACTTGTCTTCGTAATACTTAATGATATCCGCTTCTTGCTTTTGGAATAGCATAGCTTCGCGCATAGAACCATAGAACAAGACTGGATCATAATTGTCTCCAAGCCAGCTTTGACCATTTGGATTATTAAGCGTAGCAATTCCAATAGAAAATCCTGAACCTGTTCCACCCACAGAGGATGATGAAATTGATAAAGTATCCGTTGCAGAATAAAAACTACCACCATTTTGAATGGTGCAACTAGCTACATTACCGCTAGAGTTAATTAAAATATCAGCAGTAGCGCCAGATCCTGATCCACCGGTCAATGGAATATTTTGATATAAACCGGGAGAATACAATGATCCAGCAACAAATGTGCTATTTAAAACACTAATCACGCCTTGAACAATTGATACAGGATAGTAAAAATAATGTAATTCGGCACTATAGGTTGAATCTGGAGTCGGACCGACAATCGCGGTTAGTTCATTGACATTATTAGTAGAGCTGCCAAAAATAGCGTAATACTTAGGTAAAGACCAACTTGTTGTGCCATTGTTGGGGTATGCTTCGCGGATAAAGTTAACATCTTTGTTAATTAGATAAGTATAGTTTCCACTGCTATCAATAACAGCAACAGAATAAGTGGCCAACCAGTCAAACGGCAAAGTTAAATACTGATTTCCAGATGTCAGATTACCGGTTACGTTTTTACGCAGGGATGGGATTTGAACTGCGTTATATATGCGTGTTTCAGCCTGTTCCACAAAAAATGGAATGTTTGCCACAAACGTCGTTTCTGACGTCTGAGCATAGGTCTGAATATTGTTATATAACGTTTCGTAGTTCATTTATTACGCCATTGGTCCACGAGCAATACGGCCTTTAGTAGCTGCACCATTTCCACGGGTTTCTTGTCCGTCTTCTTTGGTTGTGCCTTTACCCCAGCTTACTGCGCTTGCTGGTAGTGGGTCTTTGATATTAGCGGTCTTTGCTGACTTCTCGGTTGCATAGTCGCCCATTTCCATTACTTCATTACCATCAATGATTTTGCCAGCCATCGTGTGTGGACGTGCATAATCGCTTGCTGGATGGTCATAAGGAGCCTTACCAGTCTTAATAGCTGGGCTATTCTTCTTGGTTGGTTTTACATTCTTTGCGGTTGCCATATTAACGACCTCTTGAGCTAGACTTCTGGTTGGCAACGCGAGCCATATTACGGCCCATGCTGCGTAAGTTAGACTGGGTTACACCACCCTTAGCCATTTTCTTAACATCCATGCCGCCTTTTTTAAGCTTGAGCTTGGTATGTTTGCCGGGATGCTCTTGAGCATCGTGTTCTTTCATGGCTTTCTTGATCTCTTTATCAGCGACCATTTTGTCCATTTTCATATCTGCTTTTGTTGATTCCATCTTTGCCATTTTTTACTCCTACGTTGTCGTAATTGTTACTGAATTAATGTTGCCTTTTCCTACTAAATAATTGGGGGTAAGGTTTCTGTCTACACCGCTAGAACCCCCTACAGGATACCAGCCCCACTGTATAACTCTACTACCGCCTTCAGGATAACCAGCTTGTTGAGGGCTGTTACCACCGCCTTGTTGCGTCTGCAATCCACTCGGACCAGATGCGTAATAACTAATATCAGGTCTTGGCTCCCTAACTGCTTGAGGATCATTCACTGGATACAAGCCAAGCTGTAGCTGTGGCTGATCTGGATCCCAACACTCAGGACAAACCTTAATGCTGACTAATTTGGTCTTGATTGTTAGCTTTTTTAATTCAACTAACTTATATCGTTGACCACATCTGTCACATTCCGCAATACTGTGTTTGCCACTAGCATACTTAGTCGGCATACTTACCTCGAATAAAACAAGTTACGAGGTACAAATCTAATTGATACATCTTCTCTATCTTCTTCAATTGCCTGCTGCAACTGTTCCATATATTCTGCTTTTAAGCCAGCGGCACGTTGAATATCCATTCCCGGCAACTTCATAGCCAAGTAGTATGCCAATCCAGCAACTAAACAAGTAATCCAGCGGAACGGGATATCCTGAACATATACACCAGTACCTGAATCCTGAACCCGTCTCATACGCCAATAAACGAGCGTATACGGCGTTCCATTATCGGGGGTAGGCCATACTGCCAAGCTGGGTAATTGCTGGTCGTAAATCGCTGCTCCAACGCTATGTGACGCCGCTGTAGTATTGTACTGTCCGCGGTAGCAGTTTAAAAGCTGGTTTCCTGAAATATTGACATAAGCAATGATCTCGCTATCAATCTGGATAAATCCAGTAGACCGCATATTAAATGTAGAACTCAGGGTAATTGTGGTAGCCGATGGGGTCAAAGAAGCCGCCAATGTTACGCCAGCATAAATATTGGAATTACCGGTTTGACGGTTGTACCAAACTTGAATTGGACGACCATAGGTCAACTTATTAGGGATCGTAGAATAAGTAGACTCAGAAATACGATTTAGGTTGATATCCTGCTGATTGGCGGCGCTAGAGTTATTAGTGCGAGTAACCAAATCTAGGATGTCAATCGTATCAGCGCCAACTGGATATATAGCTTGGCCATATACCAATGGAATAGAAATTTCCTCTACTGTCCAAAAGTTTATGCCGCGGTTAGCCCATTCAATCGTTAATAGGTTAATAGACCTTTTTGCGGTGCGAAGATCATATCCAGTGCGTAACTGCGAGCCACAACGCTCAAAGGCTTCTTCTACAAGCTCAGTGAGGTCAAGGTTAAATGTTGAATTACCACTGGTATATGCCATTATTTTTTCTTCATGCCTTTAAGGGTTTCAGCCAATCTAGCTCTCTGCCCTAGCTTGCCGGGCTTCTTTGCAGCAGCAGCTAGTTTCTTAGCAGGAATAGTTTTGCCTTCCTTAACGCCTAATTCTTTTTTTAATGCACCGGGCTTTTTGATAGCCTTTTGAATCCATTTTTCAGCCATTTTTAACTCGCTTGTGTAGTGACTTCTGGAGCAACTTCTACAGGGGTAACTGCGGGCGCAGGTGCTGTATCAACCACAGGATCAACAACAGGAGCAACAACTGGAGCGGGAGCAGCGTTGGAAATATGGGATTCCAAGCTTGCAATGATTGCTTCAGTTTTAGGATTGACTGCGCCAAAAGCGTTTTTTTCATTATTAAAAGCTTTCTTAATTATATCTAAAAGATGTTCTGCTTCTTGTTCTAAATGCTGTAATAAACTCATTTTTTCCTCGCTGCTCTCATGTTATCAACTAAATTAGGGTATGGTCTGCCAGCTGCTTTAGCCATAGCCTTGGCACTAGCTTTTTTGGCTGGTGATAGCTTTTTAGATTTGCCTAATCCTTTTGGACGTGGCTTATCCCAAACTTCACCGCCTTTAGCAAAAAGTTCAACATCATTCGGATTATCCGTGCGATGGATAACCTTTTTCTTAGGCATTTTGGAAGGGCTTAGTGCGCCCATTCCGCGACTCGCCATCATTACTTTTTGCCCTTAGCATAGCCACCGCCACACATTGCTTTAACGTGTTCGTGGTGCAGCTTATGACCAGCAGCGTGTTTCTTAAAATGCTCGTGGTGTTGAACGTGTCCGTCGCCGCCATGATGCTTTTCAATATGCTCTGGGTGAATCATATGCTCTTCAGCTTGCATATCTTTAGAGATTGGTGGGTGATCCATTTTCATAATATTTCCTTTATTAGCAATA